GCTCGTCGCCGCACGGCCAAGGCCCCCGATCATGTGGATCAGGCCAAACCCGTAGAACCCAAGCCCCGGCATGAACTTGTAATGCACGAAGTACTGGGTCTTCTTCGCGACAGGCGCGCCTTCCTCGAAGTTCCGGCGGATCGAAAGGATCTCGCCAGACCCCTCGTCAATCGTCACAATGTACGGAAGCGCGATCCCCGTAGGCTCGCCATCCGGGCTGATGTCCTCGAACCCCTCGATGTCAATGTCCACGTGCATCTCGAGGATCGTGTAGATCTCGTCGGTATACGTCTTTGACGTACCCTGTAGCTCGTCAACCTTCTGACGAACCGTGTTGTCCTGCTCTTCGTACTTGCTCAACTCAACGTCGCGGTAGAACCCCGCAACCTGCATCTTGCGGATCTCGTTCTTGTCCATCCGCAAGACATGCGTCACCCGCGATGCCGTCTGCAAATCCGAAGCAGCGTACGGAACCACCACGTCCTGCGCAGGCACGAACTTCGAAACAGCGCGCTGCTTCGTCTCGTCGAAGTACACCTTCTTGAACGTCGAACCAGACAGCGGAAGGTAGAACAGCAGTTGATCCATGTCGGGATCAAACTCTTCCATGACCTCCATGATCTGGTAGTTCATGAAGTCCTTGACGCGTGAAGCTTGCTCCTCGCGCTCCGCGTTCTGGAGCCCGAGGATCTGCGTCTTCACGGGCCCGCCAGACGGCAGCAGTTCCTTGTACGCCTGCGCTTGGAACTGGGTCACACTCTCCGCAATCAGCGGGTGCGTGACACCAGACGCGCCCTCAAACGGCTGAGTGCGGTCCTCGTATTTGACGCCAAGCTGGTCCAGACCCTTAGTGTAAGTCTCTTCCCACTCCGAGCGAGACTGGACATCCTCTTCGTAAGCCGCTCGCAGCTGGGTCGAAATTTCCCTAAGATACCCATCTTCTAGATACTCCGCCAAGTTTGCACTGTGAGGGATGCCCTGTTGTTCTTCCTGCCCAGCCATCATGGCCTGCAGAGCCTGAACAATAGCCCCGCCCTGCCCGTCAGGGATAACCTCGGCCCCGCCCTCAAAACCCTCGGGCTGGAGAACCGACACATCCACGGATGCAGCAGAAGGATCCATGTCCTCCGCGCGAATCCCCGGCGCTACAATGGGCGGCAGAGCCATCAGTAGTACTCCCGTTTACGTCCGTAGTCAGGTCGTTCTTCTTCTTCACCAGCCAAGGAGACAAACCCGCCTTGCCGGAAACGCATCAGAGCCAGCGTCATACTATCACAGAAGTCATCGTGTTCACCATTCGGAAATGAAACCACCTCCTCGATGACCTCATCCGCGAACTTCTTGTGCGTCGGAGCCCACACTACACCCGCCTCAAACAAGGGGGCAACCATGTGCATGCGGGTAGTCTTGTCTACACCGCCAGATCCCTTCTTCTTCCCCGGTGAAAACCCAAGTGCTGGAATACCACGGTACCGCAACTCGTCCAAAAGCGGTGTGCCCGTCGCTTTTGCTTCGACCACAACCATGTCCGGTTCCCAGTACTGGTGTTCCTCATACGCAACCTCTTTCAACTCAGGGAAACTCCAACGACCACGCTTCGCATCCAACAGTATGATGTGATCCGGCCCTCCTTCCTCTGGGTTGAAAACGCCCCACGTCGTAATCGCGGAGTAGTCAGCAGTCTCCTTCTTGGAGAACGCCGTGTCATACGCCTGAAGGACATACTTCAGGTCAGGAATGTCGTCCTTCTCCCACGGTTTCCACCACTCCCGCTTGATGATCGCCGATTCAGACGTCGTCGGCGTCTGCTGCCACTGCGCATTCCATTTGGCGACAGGCAACGATGCCTTGATTGATAGCAACGCCTCTTTCTGCCAGAATTCTGGCCACAACGGCTCGCCAGAAGGCATGATCGCCGGGAACTCTACAACCTCCCATTGATCCGCCATCACGTCACTACCCTGTGCCGCGAGTAACTGACCCGTGAGGTCCTTCTTCCCCCAGCGCGTCATGACCAGAATGATCGCTCCGCCCGGCTGCAGACGCTGCCGAGGACCAGAGGTGTACCACTCATACGCATGGTCGAACGCAGTGTCGCTCAGAGCGTCCTGCTCCGAGTGCGGGTCGTCGATGATGAACAAATCCGCGCCACGGCCCGTGACCGCAGCACCAACACCCGCAGCAAAGTACTCGCCGCCCTTGTCAGTGCCCCACTTGCCAGCGCCCTTGTTGTCCTCCTTCAGGATCGTGTTCGGAAAAATCTCTCGATACAAAGGGTTGTCAATCAGATCTCGGACCTTGCGCCCGAACCGAACCGCCAACTCCGTGTTGTGCGTGGCCTGAATGATCTTCAGCTTCGGGTTTCGGCCCAGAAACCACGCAGGCATCAGGTAGCTGGCGAACTCCGACTTCGAATGTCGAGGCGGCATGTTGATGATCAGCCGCTTCAATTCCCCTCGAGCCACACGCTCCAGCTTCTCAGCGATGATCCGGTGGTGCCGACCCTCGATGAAGTTCTCGTAGACGTGATGGGCGAAGGGCATGAAATGCTCCTCCGCCTGCTCGCGTATCTCCAAGCGCTTCTTGGCCTCCATCAAGACCAAGATTTCTTTGAGCGCTTCTTCCGGTAAAGCGTGAAGGTTCATTCAGGCGCTGTAACCGTTCGAGTGACCGTGCGGGTCGAAGAAGGATACGGGCTCGGACCGGCAAAACCAACCTTCGAAAGATACGGACGCGTACCAACCGTCGGCCTGCCAACCGTCGATGTCTCCGTCTTCTGGCACACCCAGCGGCCACCAAGCTTGACCGCCGTGTAGCCATCCGGGCACTCGAACGGGGCTTCTTCCTCTTCATCTGCCTCGTCCACCGCTTCTTGGATGGTCACCTCAGTATCAGGCTCCTCGGCCCCTGCATCGAGTTCTTCCTCCGCCGCAGGCTCTTCAGGCGGAGGCTCAAAGTCCTCAGCAAAGGTAAAGACTCCGGTTGTTGGCGTCGTCGGGACATCCGTGATCGTAGTAGTCGTCGGCGTCGTCTCCGTGGCAACGGTGCCGGGGATCTGCCCCGCGATCTCGACCGCAGTGCCTTCGATGAAGTCTTCCGTAGGTGTGAACTCGAGGATCTCCGACGTAGTCTGAGAATCTGCAGTCAAATCAACGGGTTGCGCTGTACCCACCTGCGTTCCAGCGCCGACAGTTGTCAGACTGCCGATGCCCGTCGTACCAGCAGTGCCGATGCCGGTCAGGGCCTCGGTCTGGGTGCTAGGGACAATCGCTGTCGAAGGCGTGGTCGAAGACGTGGTCGTAGGTGTCGTCGAAGACGTGGTCGTAGGTGTCGTCGTGGACGTGGTCGTAGGTGTCGTCGAAGACGTGGTCGTAGGTGTCGTCGTGGACGATGTCGTCGTCGTCGATGTCCCAGCAGGCAGTGTAGCAATGCCGGAGGGGCTCACCGTAATAGCCTCCGGAGACCCAACCGTCGTGACCTCGTCAAAGACCTTGATCGCCTCATCCAAACTCTGGCCGGGCTCAACCGTCGCAACGTGCTGCGGGTTCCCCGTCGTCAGGTTCTTGAGCGTGTATGTCCCATTCGGGTTGCTCGTAACTTGGATCTGGCCACCGCCACCCGTGCCCGTCACAACATCCGTGATGAGCGTATCGCGCGCGGTGCCAACACGCGGAGCAGACTCAGCGATGTCCTTGATCGAGGTCGCACTCAGGCCCGTGGCACGCTCGAGGTTAAGCGCCGTCTCAGGAGACAAGCCGCCGGTCTCCGCAATCTCGTTGTTGATGATCTCCGTCGCCGCAGCGACATCCATCATCGTGGCCGGAGCGCCGCCGATGTTGCGAATGCCAGCCTCGCCCAGCGTATCCGCCGCCTGCTGATACGCAGTCAGGATGCCCGTGGGCGTCTGCGCGATCTGACCCACGCCCGGACCCGTGGGCGTGAAGCCGGGGGTGACATCCGTGGCCGTGCCATCGATGGTCATCGTAGCTGCGTCACCGGAGCCCGGCGTGAAACCGGGGAGAGGAGAGGCAGGGATGAACGGCGGTGAAGGGCTAGTGTATGACGTCTGTACAAACGGTGTCGTGGGTTCGGCAACCCCTGTAGCCAAGCCCAAACCGCCGCCGGTCAGCGCGCCAACCGCGCCTTCGCCAAGCATTTCCTCGAACGTCGGGTAGATGTCCTGCCCAGTAAGCCCAGCCGCCGGTTGGGCAATCGCAGCCTTCTCCAAGAAGCCCTCTTCTAGGCCCTCGGTTGCTGCCTCAACACCTGCACCGGCCAGAGTTGCGCCAGTCCTGCTGGCCGGAACCCCAAGAGCACGGGTGATAATCCCGCCGATATTCGAGACGTTGCGGGCAATCCCAGTGCTCACCCCACCCAAGGCCGCGAGCATCGGAGTGGCTTCGGCCATGACTCGGTTCTTGACCGCAGCAAGCGCCTTAGCCTCATCCCCGCCAGTCTGAGCAAGCATGTCCTGATACAGCTGGCTCTGCTGTACCTCTCCGCTCCGGAACGCGGCATCGAACGCATCGCTCACTTCGCGCGAGCCCTCGCCGACAGTCATCGCTGCACCAAGAGTGTAACCAAGCGCGGGGTTCACAAAAGACACGCCGAGCGGAACCAAGGTCGATGGCGCGGATAGGAAGGCTTGAGTACCAAGAGCCTTCGGGTCGAAGATCAACTCATTCGGATCCAGCCCAGCCGCAGCCGCAAGACGCGGGTCCACCTGCCCAGCTTCATACCCCGCCTGACGGGTGAAGATCGGGTTGAGGACCTCCTGCTGGAGCGTCGGGCTCATGTTTTGGAAGATCTCAGCCTCAGTTCCTCTGCCTTCCGCCGCAAGATCCCTGAAGTACTGCTCGACAGAAGTGGGCGTCGTGGGTTGATAGAAGGCATCTACCTCCCCAGTCGGACTTACACTGACGCCTATTTGCCTTGGATCCAGCGATGCAATAATCGACGCGGCGAATTCCGGGAGGAGAGAACCGGCCCGCGCAACAGAAAGATCCGCAAGCGTGCTTCCCGTACTCAGGGGCTTGCTTTCATCAATCCAGCTTTGGATAGCTGCACCATACGGGTCATACGAGTAGTCAGGCTCCGGAGCGATGTTGATCTCGCCAAGATCCACTACTTCGTTACGCTCAACGCGGCCTGTCTCCGGGTTGATGCTGTAGCCCGGGGTGACACCAAGATCCGCCCCATACGATCCGAAGTAGTCGGGGATGTCGCCGTACAGTATGCCCGTATCAGGCCCCAGCGCGGCCTCGGCTCCGCTGACGTAAAGCCCCATCGAGCCGTCATCTCCCGGCTGACCATACGGACGACCACTGGTCGTAACGGTATAGTCAATGGGCCTTGTCAGGTCCGACGCCCCGTACTCTGCGGCCTTTGCCACCGACCCTGCAGAGGGCGCGCCGCCTAGGAACCCG